AGGTTGGTGAAAGTGCCAGCCGCAGGCGTGGTTGCGCCAATGGTCACATTGTTCATCGCGCCGAGCGTTGCCGGATTGATGGTGACTGTGCCGGACGTGGTGAAATTGGCGCTGGTGGTGGCGCTCAATGTGGTGAAGGCGCCCGTGCTCGCCGTGGTCGCGCCGACCGTCGTGCCGTTGATCGCGCCGCCCGTGATCGCGACGCTGTTGGCGTTTTGGGTCGCCATTGTGCCTAGGTTCTGGGCCGTATTGGAGGCGGCGACAAAGGCGGTGGTGGCGATCTTGGCAGAGCTATCGCCCGGCGCCTGCGTGACGGCGGCGGTCCCGGTTGGCAGAGACGGCGTGCCGGTGAATATCTGCGAGTCGATCTTGGCGTAGGGGACCAGCGTGGCGGTGACTTGCGCCGCCGTCTGATATCCCGCCGGGTTGCTGGCGGCATAGCGCGAGGTGTCGGACGGGTGAACATGGTCGCCGCGCGCGTAATTTATGCTGCCGCCCGCATTCGCCGTTCCATCCATTGACGGCAGAACGTCGGAGGCGAGAGGAAGAGTGAACAGGTCAAGCATCTGCGATGTCGATGCGCGCACCGAGACGCCATCCTGCACGACTTCGATCTGCTCTTGGCCTGACAAGGAAGACGCGGCGGGAAGGTTTGGGATCTGGACATCGCTCACGCTTGTATCTCCTCGATCACGAGGCAACTCTGGACTAGGTGCGGCACATTGACAATGCAATCAGCGCCGCTCTCAGCCGTGCCGACGCAGAAAGAGAACATCTGCGGCGTCATGACGGTCGGGATGATTTCATAGTCGAACAGCAGCGGCGCGTCAGCGAAGGCGCGCGCAACGCTCACCGCCTTTGTTCCGTTCAGGAACAAGCCGCCATTGATGACGCAATCGGTGTTTGTGCCGCTGCACCAGATCTTGGCCCGCAGCCGCAACCGGTTGCCAATGGCCGACACGGCAGGCGCGAGCATCAGTTGCGGGTAGAAATTTTTCTTCTGGTAATCGGAGCCCAAAAAATAGCGCTCCTTGAACAAATGCCGATTGCTGTCGTAGACCGACCATGAGCGGATCACGGCGCCGGAGGCCGGAATGAAAGTTGGCCCCGGAGGGCCAGCGACGCCCTGCGGGCCGGGGCCGCCGGGCGGCCCGTGTGGACCTAGCGGGCCGGGTGGTCCTGCCGGTCCTGTGCCTCCCTGCGGGCCTTCCCGGCCGTCCAGAAGGATAACCCCCGGAAGAGGGCCGTTGGCTTCAAGCAGCCTTTTGCTGAAATGCTTGACTGTGGCGCGGTGAAGGGTTCCGGCCTGAACCACCTCGATGAATTCGTCGCCAGACAGGGAAGTGGCGACCGGGAGGTTGAGGATGTCGGCGGCGCTCATGTCAAAGCTCCGCATTGGCTGTGTAAGTGAAGTTGAACGCTACGCCGCCCACTATGTTAGAAGTGGATTGTAGGGAAAAACCCGTGGCCGTGACGCCAGCATAGGTGACAGAAGCCCAGCCGGTCCCACCATTCGGACTGACGGCAACCAAAGGGGATGCGCGCATGGACGCCACGAAGTTGAGCGGAGTGTACAGCGCGTTTCCGCTTATTGGGCTGTATTGAGAGCAAACGCCACTGCCACCTTGGAAGTACCGCTGGCACATCCGCACCTCTGTATCGAATGGCCTTCTATCAAACGCCGTCGCCGCCGACCCCTGCTCAATCTGAACGCCCGTGATCCTGAACTTCGCGGCTGCGGTCGCCACCACGTTGACGGAACCGGATGCCGCGACGTAGTTGCTGTTTGCCCAGAAGCCCGCCGGACCTTGGTACGTCGCCCCGCTGCCTAGATTGATCACAGCTGAAGCCGCAGCGCCGTTGGTGAACCCCTGCCATGTCGAGCCGGTATCCCCTGCGATAGGGACAATAATCTTCGTCCACGTATTAGCTAGTGGCACCGAAAACGAGAACGGGTAGGATCTGGAGGCGTTGTCGTTCCTGAGCGACCCAGAATGTGTGCCGGTGACGGTGGTGTTGACCCAAAAAGAGAACGCTACCGGCTTCGCGCCGGACAAGCCAAAGCCGAGATCGTACCAGTTAACTCCCTCTATGGTTTGGACAATACTGAAATAGTCGGCAGTAAGAGGCGTGTATGCAGAGAGCACTGTCAGTTCCATGTAGGTTTGGAACTCACCGCCAATCAAAGCGAGGCCGCTGTTGTTTATTGATGCCGAGGAAAACTTGCTGGCTTGAGAGCAAGAATACACCCATCTGTCGGCTACAAAGGTGCTGTTCGTGGGGGTCTTCGTGCTGTAGTTATTCCATTGATCAATTTTGAACTCGCCGTTGATCAGCCTGTTGCGCATGTCCAAACCGGGCGCATTGATCGGCTGCGCGAACGTCGTCTGCCCGGTGGCGCGGTTGACTGAAATCGGGTTGTCGATGACGCCGCCAGCATCGGTATAGCGCGTGAGGGCGAAATTAGACCCGGTGTTGGAGCCTGATTCCGTCGTGGAGTCGCCAAGAACCGTGCTCCAGCGCGCATTGCTGTTCGAAAGGCCTGTCACCAGATTGCTGAACGCGCCCGTGGACTTGGCGAGAAAAAACACGGCGTTGGCGGAGGCGCTGCTGACGGTGGCGGGCGTCCCAAAATTCACGCTTGTCGCTCCCGTGGATCCGACAGGCTGGCCCGTTCCGTTCTGGGTCACGCCAGCCAGAGAGCCGGAACTATTAACCTGAATCTGCCCGTTGGTGCCGCCAGCCGCCGTCGATGCCGAAGGGGGAGCCCACGCGCCGTCCGCACGCATGAAGTTGGCGGTGCCGCCGCCTGACGCAGGGACCACGCCAGCCGCGCCGCTGGTGAACACAGGGAGCGTCAGCGCCGTGGCGTAAGGGCCGAAATTCACGCCGCCGGTCTTGGTGACCGTGATGACGCCGGTCGAAGCGACCAGCGTGCCATCGCCGCTCATCGTAAATCCGGCGAAAGTGCCAGCATTGTTGTATTGGACCTGACCAGCCGTTCCGCCGGGATTGCCTGCGGCGCCCGGCGTGCCTTGCGGTCCTGTCGGCCCCGTTGGTCCTGTCGGCCCTATTGGCCCTGTCGGACCCGGCGGCCCCGGAGGCCCAGCGGAAGTCAGATCGGCCATCTGGCTGGTAGTGGCGCGCATCGAGACGCCGCCTTGCACGATTTCGAGCGATTCATTGCCGGAAAGCGACAAGGCGACGGGGAGGTTGGGGATCTGGACGTTTGCCATTATTTGAGCGGCCCCGTGTTTGGAACATCCACATTGTCGTAGGGCAGGCCCGGATCGCTGTTGCCCGGCGCATTCGGATCGGTGCCGGGACGCTGATTCAGGCCGCCCGGCGGCTCGCCGGTCTGCTGCGTGACGCGGGTGTCGTCAACTTGCGTGGTGCGGGTCGGCCCGCCGGGGATCGGAATGCCGGTGCGCTTATCGACCGTGTTGTAGCCGCTGGCCTGCCGGGCGTTCCTTTCCGCCAGTCGATAATCCTGCACGCGCGGGTTCATGATCGGCATCGGGTCGGCCGGAACGACAATGGCGCGCAATTGCTGCTGGGGGTCGTCGAGGCAGGCGTGGCAGACCAGCAGGCGCTTGTTGATCAGCGCCGCGCCTGCCCAGTCCATCTGCCACTGGAGATCGACGTGGTTGAAGACGCCGCCGCAACGGTCGCACACCGCAGCCGCCTGCGGATTTTTTGAACTGATCTTGGCTCTGCCGAGCTTTGACGCGTAGCCCACGGCTCAATCCTCACCTGTAATAGCCGCCGAGTTGCGGCGCGATGTATTGCTGCGCGGTTTCGACATTGTTGGCGGCGGCGGCGTCATAGGCCGCTTTGGCCGCGCCGGACAGGAAGGCGAGGCGCTCCGGCGCCCACGACATCGCCAGCTTCTCGGCAAGGCCGACAGCGAAGGCGTTCAGCCAGACATTGGGGATCGCCGGGGTCTGTGCGTTGTCAAAATCGGCGTCCTGCGCCTGCCGCAGCACATAGGACACCATGGTCGGCTGCTCGCCGTTGGGGACCGGCCACAGGCTCACGGTAGGCGCAAGCTGGCGGTTCATCCAGAAGACGGTGGGGAAGCCCTGCTGCTCCTTGTTGGGGTAGCTGGCGTATTCGGTGCGGCCGACCGGCAGGATGATGCGGTCGATCAGCGCTTCAGGCACGCCGGTCGTCACGTAGGTGTCCAGCATGACGACGATATCTGGATCTAGGTCGTAGGTGGATTGGCCTTCGACGAGGTCGATCTCGATCTTGTCTACTTGCCAGAGATTGATGCCCTTGAGGCTCCAGTCGGCCAGCAACAGGTTCGACGCCATGTGGGCGTCCTGCATGTGCTCTTGGAGGATCTGGGTGCGCCTGACGCCGCAGAGGCCGTAGGAATAGAGGACGATGTCGCCTAGGCCGGGCGCGTAGCTATATGTTCCACTGTTTCCGCCGAGGGGCATCGTGCGCTCCTTTTGGTTCCGCTCTCATAGTAACGGATTTTTCCGCAGGAACCAGAACGAGGCTTCCAAACCCAATAGTGCCGCCCAGCCCTTTCAAGCTCGCCAGACCGGGCGTCGAAGCCAGCTTGTGATGACCGTTCGAGAGCCCTTGGTTCGCCATCAGTAATTTCCGCTGTCAGGCTGCGAGAAGGTCGCGCTGACCGTGCCTGTGCCGCTGTTGAGCAGGACGCGGGCGAAGAGTGGAGGAAAGGCATAATTGCCTTGCAGCGATGTCGTCGCGCCGACCAGCGTGGCGTCGGGATGCGGAAGCCACGCCACGTTCGCCGGGAGGACCGGGTCAGTCGGGCTGTTGGGGTCGTCGAGGGTCTGCTGCACCGTGTAATTGACGGTGCCGTTGGCCGTCACCTGAAGGGCGACGCTCGCCGAATTCCAGTTGTCGAAGCGCACCCAGTTCGACGAAGTGATCGCCGGGCTGGCGTTGGTGCCGACCGTCAGGCCCGCCGCGCTCGCGGCTGAACTGGTGATCGAGGTGACCGTCTTGTAATTCTTGGTGGTGACGACCGTGCTGGCGCTGCCGCCGACAAGGCTCTCGCTCTGGGGCGCGCCCATGAAATCGGTGCCGGTGATCGTGAACGTGCTGGTCGAATTGTTGCCGGTGGAGGCGAAGGCGATCTGGCGGGCCTGATCGAGCACGGCGACGCCATTGACCACCTTGGAGCCTGTCAGAGGAACGACGCCAAGCGGCGGAGCCGTCGATAGGACGATGCCATTGGCGACGGCTGCGGCGAGCGGCGCGGCGGTGACGACAATCGGACGGCCCATGGCGTGCTCCCAAATAAGGTTCAGGGGCCACTTCGGCCCCTGTTTTCAGACCGGACTGCTTAGTCCATCGTGGTCTTTTGCAGCTTCCTGCCCGGCGCCGCAGTCCCGGCTCGCGCCGAGGTGAACGGGTTCGACTCGCATCCGCCGCCGCTGGCTCTCGCCGCCCGGCCGCCATGCTTGCGCGCTGTCGCGCCAACCGGGCCGCCGACCTGTTTCTTCTTGCCCTTCTTGGCGCTCGTGGCGTCGGCTTCGGCGTGGATCTCGTTCTCCTTCTCGGAGTGAGACATTTCCTTGTTTTTCATGTCTTTCTTCTCGACTTCGTCGCCCTTGGCAGGGCCGCCGAATTTGCGTGCAGTTGTTTTCATGTCAGGCGCCCCTTAGCTCGATGACGTGGTCTGGACATAGTGGACGGACACCAGCGCTGAACCAGCGGTGCCAGCGCCAACGGAAGTGACGCGGATATTGATCGGCCCAGTGACCGGCGCAGCCACGCCAAGCGCTGTGTATCCGCGCTGGGCGGCAATCTGCGCAGCGTTCTGAACCATCGCCGGGAACGGAGCCGCCGCTTTCAGGTCGGTGACGGTGGCATATTCCGAGCCGCCGACTGTCTTTCCAAGCAGCATCGTGGCGGAAGTGGCGTTGTTCCAAGCCGTGAACGTCGCAACTTCGAAGCCCATGATCACCGAGCCAGCGGGGATGTTGAGCACGTAGTCTTGGTTGCCGGGTCCGGGGTTCAGGATGATGATGTCCTGATAGGACTCGATGAAGCCTTGATTTGGACCGCCTGCCTGACCTTGGGAAAGGTCGCCCGTGATAACCGGCCCCGTGAAGTGTGTCGCACCCATGTGCTTTCTCCTGAGCCAGTATTACGAGGTCGGGAAATTGCCGTAAATAGATCTCCAGTTGTAATAACCGAAGCTATAACGCTCATATCCCTTGACCAGCAAGTTATCTGTAACAAAGTCGACTTGCATATCCGTCTCAAACTTGATGCGTTCCATGAAGGACAGGCCATCAATATTTGTGAGAAGGAACCAAGCGAACATCGAGGTCAAGAAATCATTGACCAAATAGCCTTCGGGGAGCCCTCCGGCCGTGGTCAAAATTGCATTCACGTCGTTGTCGGCTGTGCCGGGCCGAAGCTCAGTCTTGGTGAGGCGGATCGCGACCGGCTCCAACTGGGGCGGCACGATCAGCTTCTTGGCGCGCGCGAACACCTTCAATCCGGCCTGATCGCGGAAGTTGGTGCGGACGGCGATCATGCTGTTGAGCAATGTCGCCTCGTTGATATCGACCTGAACGGCGGGCATGTTGCCGACCGTATTGCCGTCGATGGGGTGGGACGGGTCGCAGAGCGCCTTGCCGTCGCCGCCGATGTTGGCGTTGTAGGTCGTCGCCGTGTTCAGGATGTTGGCGCCGTAGATTTCCTTGGTCTGCTGGAAGGACTCGATCAGGCCGAGGTTCGACGGATGGAATTGGGTCTTGTAGAGGTTGTCGTCGATGGCCTTGCGGGTGATCGCATAGCCAAGGCCGATTTCGGTGTGCTCCTGATTGTAGACGTAGCGCTCGCCAGCGCCATTGTCGAAGGAGGTCTGGCCGCCCTCAGTCTTCAACTGGGCGAGGCCGAGGTAGCGCATCTCGGCCGTGCGCTCCAGCGCCAGCTTCGAATTGTGCTTGGTGAAGATCTTGTCGTATTGCGACGGGATCATCTCGT